GAAGTTGCCGATATATATGCGGATTTAGAATGACAGAAAACTACAAAACACATAAAGAGGTTTTTTTGAGGTATTTAGAGCTAGGCCTAACGATAAAAGAAGCCTGCAAAAGATCTGAAATCTCAACAAATACTTACCGACGATGGACTAGAAAAGATAAAAGTTTTAAAACTAAGGTAAATCTTACTAGAAAACCTAAAGATGCTAAGTCTCCATTAGACATTTTTGAGATGTCTGAGGACTCACTTTTACCCTCAGCCGATTCAACCTTAGTATTATCTGAAAATGAATATAACAGAGAGTTTCTTATAAAACTGACAATCTCAGAATTAATTAAGCTTGCTGAAATTGACGAGAAAGATAATCCAACTGAACAATATTTCACAGTCCTTAAAGCATTTGTGATGCTTGGAAAGAATATTTCTTAACAGCTTATTTTTATTAAAGGCTTGAGTAAATATAAGTATTTTCTCGTTTTACAGTTAAAGCTATATTTGCTGAGTCTCTCAACTGTTTAGCATTAATCTTTTCAAAGTCACCATCATGGCCAAACTCCCAACCTAATGGTTGTATGTGTTTCCAAAGCCTCATAACTGTTTTAGAGGAATATTGCCCATGTTGTTTGAGTTTATTATTCTTAATCCACATGACTTTATTTTTCATATGCCAACCAGCATAAAGCATTGAGGAAACATCCTCTCTCTTTATGTTTGATCTAACCTCACCAGTTAGCTCATGCACCATAGTTACAAACTCTCTCTTGATGGCCTTCTTTAGTCTCGCCTTAGCTTCATCTGAATAGACTGGCAACCTGCTGGGCGAGGCAACTATTTTATTTAGAGATAGAGGGTTAACAATAGTGGACTCTATCCATGCTTTCTCTAAGTCTGCCAGAGTCTTTCTGTCAGGAGTAAAGGCTAATATCACCTTATTCCATTCATTAGGTTTTTTTATCATTTTAGAACTGCCTCTATAACGACAAGCACCAGTTCTACAGGTGGTTTGTTTGCCATTACAGAAGTGTGAGCCAATATAAAACTCTGAGGTTTGTGGGTTAATTAGCTTGTAGACATAGTAAGGACTAGGCATATCTATTTTTAACATAAAACAAACTCGATAAAGTTAATGTATAAAACTATAACTAGTAATTATTATAACTTTTGTTTTTGGCTTACAAGTCACATTTATATAATATATATATTGACAAACTATACACTAACGTGAGCGCGCTATGACTAAAAGCAGAGAGACAAGAGAACTCCTACTAGACAATCTAAGAACCGGAATGAGTATTAAGGCGGCTTGTAGTTTGAGCCTCATTAGTCGAGGTACTTACTATCTGTGGCTAGAGGAAAGTGAAGAGTGGCGCGCTGAGGTCGAGGAGGCCATTGACTTTGCAGAAGCCGTCAACGTGGCGAGGATCAAAGCTCTAGGTGATGAGCGTGGGGACTGGCGAGCTTATGCTTGGTTGTTGGAGCGTAGACACCCAGACAGATGGGGACCAAAACGAGAGATCGAAATCACACAGAGTAAAGCCAACGCTGGTCAAAGCATGGTGCTCACTATGTTAGAGCAGACCGACGAGCGGCTAAAGGCTGAGCTCAGAGAGGAGAGCCTGAGTGAAAGCACCGAAGACTCTGACAAAGATTAAGGTTAGAAAACTGTGGCACTTTGCTAGCTACTTTCAAGAGAGCTATCTCATCATGAATGGGGAGTACTCAATCATAGCCGAGACCGATATTAGTGACGGTTGGCTACGCGGCTATGAGCGTACACTGTCAATAGAGGTAGGTGCTTTGGTGCTCATCTTGAAGATTAATGACGCTGGCTTCTCGCACTCTGAACGCTGGAAAGTAACTGAAGATGGACTCATTAAAACTTAATGAATTACAACTAGACATTATCACCCAAATCAGAAAAGAGAATAAGATCATAGCGGCTAGATGTGGGTGGGGCTCAGGCAAAACATCGGCTCTGGTTTTGTCTCTGTTAACTATCAGCCACATTCGACCCGGTACGAGCTCTCTGCTAGTTACTGACACAACACCACGCTATAACTCTGTGCTGATGCCTGAAATCGAAAAGTGGTTAGCTCCACTGGGTTGGACTTATAACCACACTCTTAAACAGTGGTCAGACCCTGAAACCGGCTCTACCGTTTGGACTCGGTCCTATTATCGACCTGGTACCAGAGACGCTACCCACAACCCTTTAGAAGGCCTGAATGTAACTAGTGGTGTATGCTTGATTGATGAATGCCAAACACTTACTGAGGAGGTAGCCCACAAAGCTTTAGGACGCTTAAGGAGTGGACCTACTCCCATCATGATATTGGTAGGTCTCCCAGTGGCAGACGCCTGGTGGTGTCGATTAGCTGAGAGAAGTGAGTGTAAGCCTCTACTCTATACGAGCTATGTTAATGAGGCTAACCTGAGTCAAGAGTGGTTTGAAGCTACCAAACTGTTACCAGAAGCTGAGCGTTTAGCAATGGTAATGAATCAGCCTAGACCCCCTTCTGGTCTAGTCTATAATGAGTTTGACCCGGCCAAGATGGTTCTCGATGACTGGCAGTATCAACCCTCGATGAGTTCAAGGATTGCTATTGACTGGGGCTTTAGAAAACCATCTGTGCTTATTATCTGCCATGATCCACTGTTAAAGGCTGATATAATTGCAGCAGAGATTAACCCAGCTGAAGTTACCATCGAGCAGTTAGCACAGCTCATCCTCTCCATCGCTTGGCCTCGAAAGCTTAAGGCTAAAGCACCGGGTCCCAGAATCTGGTTAGACTCTGGATGTGCTGATAAAGCAGGCAAGGCTAGAAATGATCAGACGGGTGCTAGTGCTTTCCGGGCTATGAGATTACCACCGCCCAAAGGTTTAGGTATGCCTTTACGCTCTAACACTGATCCAATTAGAACTGATATTCTCAATGGTGTGCAACGTTTAAAGAGAGCATTTAGTAGAGGTCAATACTTGATCACTAGAGAAGTATGGGACGCTGGCGAGCGTTCAACTAATAACTCAATCAGAAAGGCTCTACTCACTTACAGCTGGGAACCTCGACAAGAGAAGCCAAAGAAAGACGGCAGAGAGGACCCACTAGACGCGCTAAGATATGACTGTATCATGTGGAGGTGGGACGATGATGCTATCGTTGACCAGAGACGCTATCAAGCTAGGTCTAGTAGTAAATCTAGGAAAGTTAATGTAGGTGGATCTAAAAGAAGGAGGTTTTAATGGAATACATTTATGACGATGACATTGGTGGCGTAGAGCTTATCGCTACAATGGGCAACGATGCTACACCTGCTCATAGTGCGAGGGTGAGCTTTGCTAAGCTGAGTCACTCAGATGAGCTTAATGAGCGTGATGAGAAGCTGATTAAGTTCTTAGCTAATCATCAACACACTTCACCTTTCGAGCACATCACAGCCACATTCCTTCTAACTGTGCCTCTATTTGTTCGCTCACAGATTCAACGCCATAGGACATTCTCTTACAATGAAGTAAGTAGGCGATATACTTCAGAGCGTATTCAGTTTTACTCACCCATCTGCATCAACAAACAAGCTCAACTGAATCTACAGTGTTCATCTGATGAAGAGGTACATCATCCAGAGGAGGCCAGAGACATTATAGACAGTATCAGCAAACTCACAGAGTCGGTATACTTCAACTTACTAGATAGAGGTGTATCTCGTGAGACTGCTAGGACAGTGTTACCAGTTAACCTCTATACTTCGTTTTGGATGACGGGCAGCTTACTGAACTGGTCAAAGTTTTTGAGGCTTAGATGTGATGATCATGCTCAACTAGAGACCCGGTTAGCCGCTATAGCTATTAAGGAGTTATTGCTTGAACGTTTTCCGGTTAGCTTAGGTTCACTACTATGAAAAAACATAAACACATCTGGACTAAGATTAGAATGAGTCAACAGTTAGCTCAGGCATCACCATGCCCACGC